TGATTAAAGACAGTCGCTCCTTCTGCTCAAATCATGTTGATAAAACCTACAGCACAGCAGAAGCAGAGAAGATCTGGGGCAACCAGAAATGGAAAGGTAAGAGCGGCACGGATCCGTTTATTGATCGCGGAGGATATCGGTGTATACACCACTGGGTTCCGGTAGACCCAGAGCATTTGGCAGAACTAAATGAGGAATACCCAGCGCATTGATGATACAATTGTAGTCACAGTACAATGGGTGACTATTATGAAAGAATGCACTAAGTGCGGCAAAGGTAAAGAGCTGGTAGAGTTCAAGAAAGATAAGACTAAGAAGGGCGGGCATTATTCATCATGCAGGGAGTGCAATAAAAAAGCGTGGAAAGCGAATTACGCCAATATCGCGGAGAGCCACAGGCTTAAAAATAAACGGTATGCTGATGCTAACCCGGACAAAGTAAAGAGATACAGTAAAAGGTATTATGTTCAGCATAGAGATGCTGCACTACTCCGTTCTGCAAAATGGCGCGAAGACAATAGAGGTCATGCAAACTCGCTTAGAACAGTGAGTAAAAAGAGGTACAGGCAAGCAATGCCTGTATGGGCAGATAGAGACAAGATAAACAGTTTTTACATTGAGGCTGTGCGCAAGACTGACATAACAGGAACCCAGCACCATGTAGATCATATTATCCCAATTAAGGGGGTTAATGTTTGCGGGCTACACATAGCAGAGAATTTACAGGTTATTACTGCGCTAGAGAATGCGAAGAAGCATAACCATTTTTAACCACTCGAAAGAGGAGCTATACAAATGACTGACGAAGTGACCACGTCCACTGATACGGAAAATCAGGAACCAGAAGCAACATTCACGCAGACCGAAGTTGATAAAATGGTCAGTAAACGACTAGACCGTGAACGTAAAAAGTACGATACGAAGTACGCTGATGTTGATGTAGACCAGTACAAGCAGTGGCGGAGCGATAAAGAGGCTGCTGAGATTGACAAGCAGAAACAGCGCGGGGAATTTGACAAGGTTCTGAAAACTACGGTCGAGAAGAAAGATACAGAGATCGCCGCGCTACAGGCACAGATTCAAAAAACATCAATCGATGGGGCGATCCTGACAGCAGCAAGCAGCCTAAATGCTATTGCCCCAGATCAGGTTTCCTCGTTGATTCGTAACCAGTTACGCCTCAATGGTGATGGAGTGGCTGAAGTTATTGACACAAGTGGAAACCCCCGCTATAGTGAAAATGGTGATTTGATGAAACCGTCTGAATTAGTGGGCGAATTCCTAACAGCAAACCCCCATTTTGTTAAAGCAAGTGGAGGTGGGACCGGATCAACCGGAAATGCTGGCTCCTCTACTCCGAAGGCTAAAACGGTGGCTGATATGGTTGCAAACTGGCATACAGGCGGAAAAGCTGAATATGCTAAATCAATCGGCAACCGATAAACTATTTTTAATACTGTCCTAGGAGACAAATACAATGGCAAATGAAACTACCGCAACGAGTCTTGACGACCTGTTTCCCACTATCATTGCGCAAGCGCTGTACACTGCTGAAGAGCAATCGATCATGCGTGGAATGGTTAAGACTTTCGACATCGGCTCAACTGCTGGTACCACCATCCAAGTACCAAAATACAGCCAGCCTTCCGCTGCTGCATTGACTGATGGTACTGATATGACGGCTACTGAGGTTACTACCAGCTCTGTATCAATCGCGGTTGGTGAGCATGGTGTGCGTGCTGATCTGACTGATATGGCTGTTCGCGGCTCTGGTAACGCTGCTGCTGAGATCGGTACTGTACTTGGTTCCGCCGTAGCTACTAAGCTTGATACTGACCTAATTGGTCTGTTTGACGGCTTCTCTACCTCCCTCGGAGCTACTACTACCGAGCTTACGGTTGATTATGTTGCTCAGGCTGTAGCTACTCTTCGTAACGCTAAGGTGCATGGTCGCTTGGTTGGTGTGTTCAATCCGCTTCAGCTCTATGCACTGATGAGTTCACTCACTGCTGCCGGGGTCAATCCTAACTCTGGTGATCTACAGAATGAGGCTATGAAAGAGGGCTTTGTTGCTCGCATCCATGGCGTTGACATCTATCAGTCTGCTAACGTCACAGTTGACGGCTCTGGTGACTCGAAGGGTGCTATCTTTGCACCTGACGCTCTTGCTTTGGCTATGAAGCGCGACATTGACATTGAGCCAGAGCGTAACGCATCCTTGCGAGCTTGGGAGCTTAATGCTACTGCTGTCTACGGTGTTGGTGAGCTAGATGATAGTTATGGTGTTGAGATGTACTTCGACGCGGGCATTTAGTAGTAAATAGGGGTTAATAGAGTGGCACTATCAGACGACAATGACTTGCTGGATTACGTACCAGACCTTGAATCCTTCGGGATTGAAGATTTCGCAGACGACCACGCCCGTGCAGAGGCCGATATTTATCGACAACTACGCGCCGATTGGTTCGTCAAGACAGGTTATTCAGATGAGATGGATTCCGCTCTATTGACCCCGACACAGCTAACCCGCCTCGGTGTGTACCGTGTGCTCGGTTGGTATGTGTTCCCCAAATTAACAAAGTGGTCAGACGAACAAGATCGCTTTGAAAAGCAGATGAACCATTATCGTGGTGAGTATGCTAATGAATTCGAGGCCGTGTTAAGAGATGGGGTTGAGTATGACGCTAACGAGGACGATACCGTCTCAGATAGCGAGAAAGCTCCCGTTCATCACGGTCGATTGGTGCGGTAATGCAGATTACCGTCTCAGACAATGGCGTTTTCCAGAGGCTGCAAGGCAGCATAGGAAGAGCCACCAAACGCGCTCTGGCTAGAGCAGCAGCAGCGCAAGAGCTATCTATAAAACATAGAACGGCTAAGGGTAAAGGCTTGAATGGTAAGTTTAAGCCCTACTCTGCTGATTACATCGAGTACAGAGAGAGTAAAGGGCGACAGACGGCCCCAGTTAATCATCACTTCACAGGCCGAATGCTTGCATCCATACACTGGAAGGCTAACCGCAATCGAGCTAAGTTATTCTTCAGCTCGTCAGCTGAAAAGAAAAAGGCCGCTTGGACTCATGCTCTACGCCCATGGTGGGGCATTACAGATAGAGAGCAGGCGACCATTAACCGGATATTCAGTAAAGAGCTTGCGAGGGTAGTATGAGGGAGGATATCGCTGATAATCTTATAGAGACACTGGAGGGCTTAACCTCTCCGGTGGTTGCTCATGTTACCCGCCAATCTTTTGACCCTTCAGAGTTGTCCAACGCGCAATTCCCAGCGATCATGGTCACAACATCAGGTGAAGAGCTGATAATCGAGTCTTACGGCGATGTTTTGGAGACGATTCGCATTAATTACGCGCTTGAAGTGTACGTAAAAGGCGATAAACTCGATACATCGAGAAACGAGATTATCGACGCGGTTCGTGATAAACTTTACTTAGATAGACACAGGGGCGGCTTTGCGATAGATACAAAGATCACCTCTGTTGAAATAGATGATGGAAGTATCGCCCCAATTGGCGGCGTATTATTGAATGTTGCAGTTACCTACAATTACGGGGCTTAAAAATGGCTAATGTACTAGCAAGCGGTAAAGACGGAAGTTTCACCATGACGGGCGCAGGCACTGGGGTCACAGTGACCAAGTTCGAGTACGGTGATACACCAAACATGATCGAGTTTATGACGTTTGGCTCTGATGCCCCCAAGAATGAGGCCATTCATGACAATTGGCTGGTAACTTTCGAGGGCTTCCTGACAGACGGGGGAACGCCTCCTGCTGCTGGTGAGTTGATTACTGATCTTGAACTTGAACTTGATGGAACCAGTGGGCATTCATGCTCTGCTGCTGTCATTTCAAGCGTTACTAAGACGGCTGAAGCAGGTGGGCATATCGCTATCTCTGGCGAGATCAAGCCCAACGGTGTGGCAATGGCGGCTTACGGTACTGTTGCATAATGTTTAAAGCAATCGACCTTTCCGAGACGACTGACTATATCAGCGAGAACGACCCAGCCATCAACAAGGCTGAGTCGAATATTCCACTGTACCAGTCTACAGGGGATCAAAGTCATCTAGTGCTGGATGGTGAGCCGACTATCTTCGTGCTTGGGGTTATTGCGAGTCGTGAGTACACAAATATTCAAGACAAGCATATCTCCACGAACATTGCGGACCCCAATAAAACCACGGTTGCCCCTTTCGGCATGAGTCGAGAGATGGTGATGTACGGACTGAAAGAGGTTAAGAATGCTGAAGGCTTCAAGCTGTCCACCATTGGGGGTAACCCGAGTCGTGTAGCTGATCGTTCACTTGACCAACTACAAGCATGGGGAGTGATTGAGGAGCTTGGGAATAGGCTGATGAATTTGAATACTTTGGGTGATGCCGAAAAAAAGCAATAATCGCCCTCTGCTCAGTTCCAGAGGGGTATTATTGTGGCGATTGCAACGAGCGTGATAGATGGGTCAGAGGCTGTAATGGTGGCGGTAAGCTGCCTCACAAGCTGGTTGATGTTTCAGTTGTAACCACCTGCCCTGTAAGGCTTTCTTTTGATGCTTTACCTTATTTTAGAGAGTTTCACTTCTGGAAAAAAGGCATGATGCCAGAGGCTGGAACTTATAGGCAGCAACCTCACAAGTTTTTGCAAGCTATGCAGGAGCTAGAAAGCTGGATAGAACAAAGGAAGGCGCAAAATGAATAGTCACATTCAGAACATCATAATCAAGGCGCGCGATAGAGCCTCTGTGGTCCTACGGAAAGTTGGCGGGGCGTTGAAGGGCGTGTCTAACGTGGTGTTTAATCTTAAAACCGCCTTTGTCGCGCTTGGATCATCAATGGCGCTGGGGGGTGTTGCGAGTAAATCCATCAAATCCTTTATGACAATGGAAAACTCGATGCGTGGGCTTTCCTCGGTAGCCAATAAAGTTGGGGAAAACTTCCGCTCGATGGGTCAGGGGGTGACTGTTGACGCAGAGAGCGCAAAGGAAGCAGCCATTGAGCTTTCAGAAGACGGTTTGATGTCTGTCGCGGATTCCTCAACAGCACTCAAGAATCTTCTACTGGCAGGTTTCGGGCTACCCAAGGCCGTTGAAATGCTTAAAGCCTTCAAAGACAGTGCAGCTTTCGGTAGACAGAGCGCGTTATCCTTTGGGCAAGCTGTCGTGAGCGCTGCTGAAGGTGTGAAGAACGAGAACAGTATTCTCGTTGATAACGCAGGCATAACCAAGAATCTCTCGGTGATGCAGAAAGATTACGCGACAAACTTAGGTAAGACTGTTGCGCAACTATCCGCAGCCGAAAAGAGGGAAGCTACGTATTTCGGCATTCTCGGAGAAAGCGCGGCTATGGCTGGAGATGCGGCTGCCGCGACGGAGACATTATCGGGTCAATTCTCCGCACTGGAGACGGATTCATTCAATCTCTATGCAGCTCTTGGCGAGACTTTGGCCCCAGTTGTCCAATCGATGATCCAAGAGTTTAGAGCCATGATTGGCGCTACTAAAGAATGGGTGGAAGCTAACGAGGAGCTGCTCACTGATACTTTTATGATCTGGGGAGGTAAATTAATAGAAATGTTGGAGAGTCTGGGGCAGTGGCTGGTCGGTGGGGGCGAAGGTGCGGGAGCTTTCTCGGCGGGAGTTGATAGTCTCACCACCTCTTTCAGTTCTCTCCACACCACCTTGCAGCAGCTTGGTATTTGGTACGATGCCAATAAAGACATTTTGAACGTGTTGGGCAGTGCGGCGGCAGGTCGTATGCTTGGCGGGGGTGTAGGGGCTTTGGCTGGTGGTGCGTATGCAGCGTCTGAGAATATACGTGATTGGGCTACTGGCTCAGACTACACCGCCCCCCAAGTACTAGGCACGCAGGACGAAATTAGTGGGGCCAACAGTGCGGCGGCTTCAAGACGTGCAGAGCGTCCGGTTACAAGTGTCATCAATAACGCCGTCTTTACGGGCGTTCCCACACCGGAGTTATCCCGATGAGCGTCACACTAACTGGTAGTACATACACTGCCACGTTACCTAACCCAATCCAGCCGCTGGAGTTTAGACAGCCCGTTAAACACACAGTGAATTTTATGACAGACGGAGGCACACGGTATGGCTACGATAAAGGTATCACTGAGTATGTGACTCGGATGAACTTCATAATGACGGATTCGCAGGAGGTTTCTGATCTTGTGGGCCTGTTCACTACTGATGCTCAAGGCACCACCAACACATTTACCATGAACGACCCTTGGGGGGTAGATCGTACTGTACGCTTCAGCCACTCCACACTAGACGGAAGGATCATGGAGCTTAAAAAGGACAGCGTTTGGCAGGTTAGCTTGGAGTTTATCGAGTGAAGTCGCCAACGGCTGGATTTCAGACCGCGATGGCTAAGACAGGCTCAACGCCCGTATGGTTGCTGGAGCTTGACGGGAATCACTACGCTGATCGGGCTGTAAGTGACGGCACCAATAGTTACACTGCTGAGGTAGTTGAGTGGAGTGATATATCTGCCATCAATGATCGCATGAGCGGTGGCGGGGTTATGACAGCCACATCAGTCACTCTCACCGCGTCGATACATGCGGATGTTAGGATAGGTAATAGCGCTAAAATATACCTCTGGTTTGAAAATGAATCGTTAGGCGCAAGCGACCGCCTGTTGATGTTCAGCGGCATCGTCGCTGATCCTGTCACTTTAACAGAGACTGAGATAGTCTGCGCTTTGCGGTCCATCGAAGATGCTAAGAATGCCGTTATCGGAGAGCTTATTTCCCTAGCCACTTTCGCAAATGCGCGAAAAGAGGCTGTTGGTGAGATGATGCCGATAATTTATGGCTCAGTAAAAAATCAGCCCGCCTATGCTGTGAGCGCTGGTGGTTTTACGCAGTTGGCCTCTGATTTAACTGATGTCGCCACCACCATCGCTTTATCCGATGCGTCAGACTTTGATGGGTCTGATGTGATTCTGATTGATGGTGAAGACATTACGCTAGGGACAAAAAGCGGGAGCACTTTCACAGGATGCACCAGAGGTACAAGCCCGATTGCTCATGATAGAGGCGCGACAGTCGTACATGACCAGACGAACTACGATTTTCTGATTGCAGACCACGCTATCACTGCCCTTGATGCGGTTTACTCCGATGGGGTGGCGGTGACAGGAGGTACTCTTGTTGCTTCTGGAGGGCGGGCATACGTTCGCTTTACATCTCACCCGTTTATCACAGAGACTGAAGAGGTGACGGAGAATATATCAGTTAATGATACCATTGATTTCACCTCCGATGCGCACACCGCCCAGCCAACCCAGAATATTACAACACTGGACGGAAACTCCCTACCCCACGAATTCACTATAAATACAGGAAGTGCCGTAACGCTGGACGGCGCATTCTCCAGCGTTACAGGTTTGGAGCGCTCTCTCGTTACAGTCACAGCAACCATTCACCCCATTAATGCCTCTTCAAGCGGGGCGGCGGACATCACTTGCAGAATGGGGAGTGAGACACCTCTTGGGCTATTCTCCTATAGTGATGGAGGTTACAACCAAGTGGAGGGGGTGGCAACAGCTAATTTTATATCATCCAGTGATGATTTTGACCTGATTTGCGAAGACTCCGCAACTGGGTATTATAAGATCACCGTAATATCCGTATCACGTGTCCCGTACACCGAAGCAGCGCTAATAAAGAGTGGATCAGCAACCAAGACGGGGACGGTGAGCACAATTAATAGAGAGCGGTATGTAAGAGGTATTACTGTCGACTGCACAGGCTATAGCCAATCTTCACCAGATGAGGTTGTTGAACATCTTCTGCTGAACTACGGAAATAGTGTGGTCAGTGGGGATCTGCATACATCCTTGACGGCTGATAGTGAAGGCTTCGGTAGTGATTATGATCTTGGCTTTAGGCTGGGCAAGCAATCGGATCTGATGATCTTATGCCGAAAGATTGCTTATCAATCATACTCAAAATTCCACTGGGACGGCGGCCTTGCGAAGTTATCGCGGATTCTCGATGCAAACCTAGCCACCAACGGGGGTTTTGAGGCGTGGACGGGTAGTGTCCCCGATAACTGGACTGTTGAGAGTGATACTACTTACCAAGTCACTGGGTCAGAGGGTAGCGGTTATGGTTGCGCTATTGACGGTAACGGGGTAACAGAAGGCTGGTTTTACCAAGATGTCACCGTGGTAGATGGGGGTACTTATGTTGTCCAGTTTGTTGTGAAAACGCTGTTATACGCCGCGCAAATTCACATAACCAAGCCAACAGGTGAAGATATTTACGCGAAAGAGGTAATACCAATTGGAACGCCTACTTTTTGGGGAGATGTGGTCAGCATAGCTTTTACCGCGATTGGCACTACCGCGCGCGTAAAGTTTGGATCGCAAGCCCCAACTGATGCTGATATCGCCATTGATAATGTGGTTGTTAAGCCTTTTGATAAGTTGATAGGAAAAGGCGACACGCTTTTAAATAGTGCGGTCATGCGCTGGACACCCTACGCGCAGATTATCAACAGCATCAGCGCCCCCTACGCGCTTATAGGCCGTGAATATACAATTACGGAGGACTCTACCGATAGCGACTCCATCGCCTCTTACGGCGTAAAAGAGGGTACAAGCAAGTTTAGGTTTGATCTTGTTCAATCTGCAACAACTGCTGGAAATACTATAGACGGGTATATTGGTAGATTCAAAGCCCCTAAGCGGGTTTTTGAATTCAAATCCCCATTAACCCAAATCGATCTGGAGCGCGGTGATATTATAGGAGCCACGCATGACTTAGAGAGCGGATGGAACTCAAAGCTATTTTATATTTTAGAGACGCATTTCATTTTAGGGTCAGGGACGCGAAACATTCCTGACTCAATCAGAATTATCACAGAGGAACTATAATGTCAGAAGCAAGCAATTATCTTGAAAATAAAGTAGTGGATCACACGCTTGGAACAGCAGCATTCACCATGCCTACCACCGTCTATATCGCGCTGTTTGAGTCTGATCCGACAGACGCGGGAAGCGGCACAGAATGTACTTACACAAACTACGTGCGTCAAGCGATCACTTTTGCAGCATCAAGCGGCGGCACTGCTGCGAGTAATGCCGAAGTTACTTTTGCCGCGATTGTCGGGGCTGATGTTACAGTGACCCATTTCGCTATCTATGACGCATCCACAAGCGGTAATCTGCTTTACCATTCCCCAGTAGATGCCAGCAAAGTCTACGCGGCGGCTGATGTCCCAAGTCTTGCAAGTGGTGCTGTTACTGTTACGCTTGACTGATGCTTAACAACTACCGGCTCAATCAAGCCCCGCTTAATAGTACGCTGGTTGATGCTGGTAGTGCTTCAGTATCGGCTTCTGCTCAATTATTAGGCAGTATCCAGCGGACTCAGTATCTCGATGGTGCTATTGATTACAGTGCAGGGTTTTCTGGCGCTATTGAAAAAGGCGTTTTCCTCTCTGGTGCAGCATCGTCCTCTCTACTGGTAGCAGGTACGATCAAGGCTACGTACCACTTAACGGGGGCGGTGTACGCCTCTGGCTCGGTAAGTGGTGAGGTAACACGCAGCAGGCTATTAAACGGCGCTGTAGGGGTTGCTGCTTCGGTATCTGGTGAGGTGGTTAAGACTCGTTTCATGGGCGGTGCAGTTGCCTATTCTGCCTCTGTTGTGGGTGGGGTTAAAGCTAAATACTTCCTTAACGGGGGAGTAAATGGGACGCTAACCGCAACCTCTACCCTTACCAGTGCGCGTCTGCTCACAGGGGCAGCAGCAGTAACAGCTAGTATGGCAAGTGTTGCTCTGGTGAATGCCTACACTTCGGCAACCTGCAAGCGCAGAATCACCATTAAGAGTGGGGCCAAAGCGCATGATCTAGCGCACAATTTCAACCTTGCCATGCTCAACACCACGTCTCTCAATGGTGTTATTATTGGATCACTTAACAGCCTGCAAGTGTTGGACGACAGGTCTATCAGGCTAAAAGCGCAAGATAGAGTTACGGAGCTTTGTTTATGAAGAAATTTACACAACAACCTAATGATGTACTGGACTATGACATCGACTTATCCGAGTGGGTAGCCACTGGGGACACGATCACCAGCACTACAGCGAGCGCGGATACAGGACTAACGGTTTCGGTCAGTAACGGCACGACCACCACCCCTAAAATCTGGTGCAGTGGTGGAGCGGATGGAACGAGTTATAAGGTGACAGTCACAGTTGTCACCAACGATGGGCGTACCAAAGAGATAGACTTTAGATTATCAGTGAGGGAAGAATAAGATGAGTATAAAATTCGCTAACAACGCTCAGACGTTGCTAAATGGGTCGATCTCCGACTCTGCCACCACTATAACAGTCGATGACGCTACTGTTTTCAACAGTGAAATCGGGGGCGGAGACTATAGCTATATCTCGATAGACTCCGAGATTATGACCTGCACTGGCATTGCAGGCAACGTCTTGACCGTTACGCGCGGTGTAGATAACACCACAGCAGCAGCTCACACTGATAACTCTAGAGTGCAGCAGAATGTTACCGCTGGATCACTGAATGATCTGGCTGAGGACGTGGACATAACCGCCACCACTCTCACAATGACCAATAAGACTATTGACGATGTGAGCAACCTCATCGGTGCGGATCACGTTCACTATAAAATCAAAGCTAACGAGGCGTTGACTAAAGGTGATGCGCTTAAATACGATGGTTGGAATCTTGGAGAGTCTGCGATTGAAGTAGTCAAGCCAACCTCTGCTCAGGACGTTGTTATCGGCTTTGTGAATGAGGACGTATCCAGTGGCTCTTTCGGGCTTGCGATCAATACTGGCGCTGTTGGAGACTTTGATACTTCTGCTTACTCCGATGGCGCTATCCTCTACAGTGATGGCTCTGGTGGATTGACGGGGACCAAACCATCGACGGGATACTATCAAGAATTGGCTTTTGTTTTCCGCTCAAATCTGAATAATGGTGTCCTGCTTGTAGAGTGTACCGCGACGAAAGATGCAAGCGCAGAGACCAAACTGGACGGCATCGAAGCTCTTGCAGATGTAACAGACACAACCAACGTAACCGCTGCTGGCGCACTGATGGATAGTGAAGTAACTAACCTTGCTCAAGTAAAAGCATTTGATGCAACTGATTATGCTACTGCTGCTCAAGGAACGACTGCTGATGCTGCCTTACCTAAAGCAGGTGGTACTATGACTGGTACTATCGCAGGCTTCACCTCAACAGGAATTGATGATAACGCTACGTCAACAGCTATTACTATTGATGCTAGTGAGAATGTAGGGTTTACTAATCAGAATACTGCTTCAAATCCCGTCGTGCTTGATTCCAATGGGAAAATGCCTTCTAATAGTACAACCAAAGGTTTGTATGAACACGCTAATACAATATCAGCTAACTACACGATAGCTACTGGCAATAATGCTTTAACAGTAGGTCCTATTACAATTAACACAGGAATTTCAGTTTCTATTCCGTCAGGCTCGACGTGGGTGGTAGCATAATGCATAACAGGAGAAATAAATAATGTCAAAAATTACGTTAACAGGAAACGCTTCAGGAACAGGTGTAGTTACATTAACATCCCCTAATACAAATACAAATAGAACGATTACGTTGCCTGATGCTACAGCTACGATAGCTACTCAAGAAAACTTCACCTCAACAGGTATTGATGATAACGCTACGAGTACAGCTATTACTATTGCAGCCACCACTGGTAATGTAGAACTTACAGACCCTCGTGCTGGTTTAAAAGCTAAATACGATGCATCCAATAGTTATTCTTCAAACCTTAGTTGGAGGAATTTACAATTAGGGAGTAACTCCGAGAACAATATCATCGGTGGTAATACAGGAGTAAATGGGTATTTAAATCTTGTTGTTAATAATACTGTCGATATTATTGATGGTGCTGCTCATAATGGAACAATTGGGTTTTCAGTTTTAGCAGATGGTAAAGCAAGAGCACCTAATGGTTTATTATTCGGAACAGACACAGCAGCAGCTAATGCCTTAGATGACTATGAGGAGGGTACTTGGACTCCTACACCTAATGCAGGTACATTTAGTACAATAAATGGCAAATATACAAAAATAGGTAATGTCGTAACACTACGTTTTGATTGTACTGTTGGGACTGGAGGATGTACTGCGATAGCTTTACCTTTTACAGGGGTACAAACTACCGCCAATGCCATATACACTAACGCACAAAACTATGCTACTGGTACAACAACACCAACAGTAGTGGTGGCTGGAGCAACTATGTACCTTAGAACAGTCGGTGACAATGTGGCTTTCGCTAGCATGACACTTACAGCCTCAGCAGGTATTACAGGGCAAATAACATACATAGTTTAATTAACCTAAATGGATTTTAGGCAGAACAATTTAATAACAACAGGAGAGTCAAAATGGCTTTAGTAAAGAAAACAGTAGTAGATAAAGTAGAAGTAGTTGGTGAACACAAGATGGTACAGTGTCGTGAAGCTACTTGGGTAGAAGATAACGGTGTAATGGTTG